TCTCTTATTGAGAGTGTTCTTCTGTCTTTCCCTCTTGGCTTGTTTCATCTTCTGAATCTGCTTCATCTTCGCCGCTGATTTCTCGAAATATTTCACCTAATACATGAGAATATGTTTTTGTACCCATGTTGTTTAAAACGTCATCTTCTGTTAACCCTTGTTTTTCAAACAAACTAACTAAGTAATCACGTTCCATTTTTCTCACTTTTTTCATATCTGGTTTTTCTTTATTCACTTCTTTTTCGCGATTTTCCATCCATTCATAAAAACGTTCTGCCTCACCCATTGTGATAACATCTTTTGAATAGCTTTCTACTTTACCTGTTTTTTGGTTTTTAATTTCAAATTTGATCATGTTATTGTCTCCTTAAAGTTAATTATTTTTGTATACAAAAATAGGCAACCGAAGTCGCCTTGTTTATTTATTCTGCTGATACATCTGCATCATTTTCATTTGCTTCTACTTCTACATTATCGGGTTCTTCTGGTGCAGGTTCTTCTTCAGTTTCTACTGTGACGGCACATGTCGCTTTTTTATTGCCATCCTCGGTAGTAACTTCAATGTTAGCTGTACCGTCTGCAATCGCTGTAATTGTACCGTCTTCATTTACTGTAGCTACATCTCTATTGGATGATGCATAAGCTACACCTTTATTAGTCGCTGTAGATGGTGCAACCGTTGGTTGGATGGTTTCTGTATCTCCGACATTTAGCGTTAAACTTTCTTTATCGAGAGAAACGCCTGTTACTTTAATTGGATTCGTTTTAAATCCTGGTACCTCTGTTTTATCAGATTCGCCGTTATCGTTACTAAAAGCAGCTTGATACGTGCCTGCTTCATATTCTGTGTCTGCGTCCAGACCTTCAATCGTAACGTTAGCCTTGCCGTCTTCACCACGTTCAGCACTTGCGACTACTTCATCATCTTTATAAATTTTTAAAATATCTGCCATTATTCATCACTCCATCTAATTGTAATTTGATGTTCACCTAAGGGAAATCCCCCTGATTTTAATCTTTCGTATGTGTAAACTGTAGTTTCGTTGCCATTTTCATGTATTGCCTCTTTTACTTTTTCAATTAAATTTTCAGAGTCTTTACTACGTTTACTTAGAGGAATAACTACTTCTCCTTTAGAAATCTTAAATGTATCCATCGTTTAAATTCCTCCTATGATTTAATTTAAAAACCCCTATTCTGCAGAAATAACAGCTGACTTACCTTTAGCTGTTACTTCTACATTTTGGGGCGCCTTAGGGTGTTTCTTCTGCTGTTTCGTCATCGTTTGAATCTTCATTACTATTGTCTGAATCATCATCTTTGATATCTTCATACCCAGGGAACACACTTTTGAATAATTCATCTGCCCCTTTTTTACCAACGTGATAACCATAAATACGTGAATTGCCATCAATTGTGCGCGCAATCCAATCACCTGTCAGTTGTTGTGGTTCTGGCTCTTCTTCTTCCTTCGCTGTTGTTTTCCATTCAATAGATTCAAGACTCATTGTCCCTTTAGTTAACGCACAATAAACAGGGTCGCCTGATAGTAAATCGGCAGACTCTCCAATTAATGCGACATATGGGGCACGAGAATCTTCACCAACCCATGAAGTACCATTATCGTCCATATCACGACCTAAAACGGCGTCTAAATCTTCATCTGGCACGTTAAATAAATCAAGTTCTGACTGAACTTCGCCTGTTCCTTGTTTCTTAGACCATACGGTCTTATTCGAAGCACGCATTTCAACTTTTTCAGGGGCTAATCCTGAAATGTTAAGATTAACTGTACCACCGTGTTCATCTTTCCATGTCATTAATTTCTTAATTTTTTCGTCTTCATCAAAAATACCTACGTGTACTTTTTCAAATCCTACTACTGCCATAATCTTTTCCTCCTTGAATTAAAAAGAACGCATCTATTCGACACGTTCACCTTTGTAATATTTGTTTTTAGGTATGCCTCGATATCTTCGTGACATCACATACCTTTGTGTTGCTTTAAAATAGTCATCTAATTCTGATGATGCTTGATTTAAATTTACGTTTGATAGTAAATAACGAATCCGTTTGGTTATATCTATCGTTTGTTGATGATTATAAGCTTCAACATCGACTTGAAAAAAATAAGTTTCCGATAGATATTTATCAGAAACATATGTGCTTGGCCGATCTAATATCGGGGTTAATACCACAAACGCATCGCTCGTATCATCTACTTCTGTTACTTCGTAATAATAAATGCGGTTGTTTACTTCTGATGCGAGTATAGGGTCGTTAATAATGATATTCGTAATATATCTGAGTATATTCACTTTTTGTTCAACTCTCTTCGAATGATGCCACGGTATTTGGTTTGTGATGCATCTAATGTTTTGGCAATGACACCGTAACCTTGAGGTGTATACTTTTTACCATTACGTGTATAGCCATGTTCATTAAGATGAATGATATTTTTTCTTTCTTTAGGACCTTCCCAATGAATCATAATCCGTCTTTGACCAGCAACCGTTTCAGGATTACCTCGCTTCATTTCTTGTATAGTCGCGCCTGTATCTCTAAAATCTTCAAATTGATATTTGAGTTCTTCTTTTAAAAAGTCAGATGCTTCAATTAATGCTTTATCATTCTTTACTTGCATTGCTTTTTGACCAAATTTTGCTTCCATCTTTTTCATTAACTCTTTTTCGCCTTTAAGCTTTACATCATATATACCATTGATTTTAGGTTTACTCATTTTCAGCCACCACCACCGTAATATAGCCTGCTTTCGGCTTATCAAATCGAATATCATATATGTTAAATAGTTGGGTTTCAAATCGATAATCTTCCACTTTGATTGTATGTTGATAATTTGGGATAAATTGTCGTTGAGCGTCTCTCATTATAAATGTAAAACCTTGGGTTTTACCGTTTGTCGTTAGAACTTGTCTGTCTTTAATGGAATTATCATATTTTTCAACTTTACAACTATAAACCTCTTTTTCTTCTAAATCATCTGGGTAAGGGCCAGTTTTAACCATGTCATAAAAAGTTAAGTACGTATTAAAGTTTTTAAATTGCACTTAAATCACCAAACTTTCAACTTAAGAATAAATGATTGTAAGGTTCTGTCATTAAATCCTTTATTTTCGCGTTCATACTCAACAAAGCCACGAGTCTCATAATCACGCGAAACAATATAATTAATCGCTTGGCAATATAATGGATATGCCTCATCACTATAATCGTATTGAGGCACACCACTTAAACTTAATTCAGACTTAGCACTTAGGATCATATCTTCTAACGTATCATTTTCGATGTCATAATCTATGTTTAACCATCTTTTAATGCGTAATAATTCACTTTGATTCATCAAAAACACCCCTATTCAGCAGAAATAGAGACGGATTTCGCTCTCGTCTCTACTTCTACCTTTTGGGGATTGTTAGGGTGTATTTGTATCTTCAGAACCACCATCAACCTTAGCGATACGGAACGCACTGTCTAATGTACGTTGTTGGTCATACCAAGCAGTTAAGACGAATAGATATTCACCTTTTTTAACATCTTTATCCGTATCAAATGTTGTATCGTCATAATTAATACCAAAGTAATTAAAGTCTCCGATAATTGGTTTAACTGCATTATCTGTAAATACGACAGGCTTACCAAATACTTTTTCAGCTGGTGTATCGAAGAAATTCGTTGTACCGTTAGATAGATCTCTTAAAATTTTCACATAGTCAGCATAACGCATATAAATTGTCGCATTATCACGATAATCTTCATGTAAATCAGCTAAAGCATTAACAATAGACTCATAAATATCTGTACCAGTTACTTCTTTCACATCCCCATTATAAAATGACATATGTTTTAATCCTTCTTTTGGTTTTAAAACAAGCGCATCTTTACGCTCTTTGTCAGCTAGTCCTGAACGCAATGCATTTTCTACCCAATTAACTAAATCAATATCTGAGCCATGAATAACTGTATCTGAAACAGCGGCAAACACTTTAAATTTATGTGGACTAAATTTCACTGTATCGCCTTTTAACGCCATTTCTTTAGCCGTTTCTTCATCTGTGATAAATTCATCGTCATCTAATGTATATGAAATACGTGGGATTTCTAACCCTTTAATATTAGTTAGACGCGCTTTTTCACGTAATTGGTTACGCGCAAATGGTTCAGAAACTAATTCATTAGACAATGTAGTCGGTAAGAATTTGTCTCCACCTGTATCATTACCTGTCGGTAAAGCATGTAATAAGCGTTGTGCTTCTTGAGATGGTTTTTCAAAGTCATTTGGTAATAAAGCGTGACGATAGAACTCAGCTTTCGCTTTAACTTTTTTATCATCTTCACTTAACGTTTGATAAACTGAAGTTTTTTCCATATCTTGTTCTGCTTTTTCAGCTTGTTTTTGTTCCACGTCACTTTTTCTTTTTTCTAAAATGTCATATCTTTGTTGGAGAATATCCACGTCTTTTTCAAGCTGTTTTACACTTTCAAACGCCACATTTGGATCACCAGCTTTTTGAGATAACTCGTTATTCTTATTTTTTAATTGTTCTCCTACTTCTCCTAGAGATTGTTTTAATTCGTATAATGTAGACATAAATATGTCTCCTTTCTATTTATAAAGTAATTTTAAATTTTCTGCATTTTGTTTTATTATTTCTCTTGATTCTTTTTCTACTCGTGTCATTGTTTCTTGAGGTGTCTCAACCGTATTATCTTCCTGAATATCTGAAACAGTTGTAATTTTATCAACATCTTTCTCAATATTTTCAGGTACGTGTTTAAACATTTGATAACTATCTTTTGAAATACTGGCAGCTATTTCACTTGCACCTAATATTTCATCTGCTAGTCCTTTTTCTAATGCTTCATCTGCCGTTAACCAAGTTTCAGCTTCAAGCAATTGTTTAAGCTCTTCTTCAGATAAGTTCGTCGCTTTATCTAAATAAGCGTTATTACTTGATTGGTCTGTTTTATCTAATAAATCTGCCGTTTGTCGTAAATCTTTCGAATTACCTAAGGTCATAATCCAAGAGTTATGAATCATCATAAAGCTGTTTTTGTGCATAAAAATAGTGTCACCGCTCATTGCGATAACACTTGCGATGGATGCCGCTAAGGCATCGACATAAATATTTACTTTGGCTTTATGCATTTTTAACATGTTGTATATCGCATGACCTTCGAAAACATTACCACCTGCTGAATTGACATGCACATCTATCTCAGATACATCACCGAGTTGATTGAGTTCGTTTTTAAAATCGACAGCAGTGACATCAGTTTCGTCCCATTTACTTGAAACAATATCACCATAAATATAAATTTCACCTTTATTCTGGGTCTTCTTGTTCATCTGAAAGTAAGTCTTTGTCTTGTCCATGATTGTCACCCCCTTTCGATGTGTGTCTTTGTTCTGGCGGGGTATCAATTGGGTATAAGTCACCACTGATTAATGGAACATCGCCACCTTCAACAGGAGGTAAATCTTCCCATGACCTAATATCATTAACCGTATAATAACCACTACGTACAGCTTTAAAATAAACCTCAGCCTGTGTTTTACTATCTGCACGTAAGAACGATTTAACATTAAATTTGAAGTAGTAACCCATCGTCCGTCGATATTTGGTCAATAACTTGCGATTAAATTCTTCTTCATACTGCTTAATGATAGGTAGTAACGTATGTTGTAAATAATAACGGTCAAGTTCTTCATTTGATTTAAATGTCATCGCGTTATTCGCATTTAAAAATACCGATGGTATTTGAAATACATTCGCAATACGTTCCCTTGTTAAATTTTCGGTGGCCACAATATCCTCAGATACATATTTTTTATTTAGTGGGTCAATTTCTACCCCGGGTTCTTGGAATAAAACCCCGCCATTTTCTTCATAGAATTCTTTAAAATTTTGTACAACTGCTTTTCGCTTCTCATCGGAGACGTTAGTCCCATACTTAAGGACAAATGATTCTGGTTTCTCCATCTCTTTTAGATTGAAATTTCGAATAGCATTATCAAAATCAGTTGTATTCTTTAATACATCAACAGGACTAATGCCCTGAACCATATTCGAACCAACAATGTGTTTGAAATGCATCATATCTGTATTGTGAATGATTAATTTATTATCTGTAG